TATGCATCCCCCACTGGCGCTCAAGTTGAGGCCAGCCCGCAGGTCGGATTTACATCCCGACCACTGAAGTACTTGGCAGCACTTCAGTCCTTACCCATTTGATACGGAACGTATGGGCACGTTCTTGACCCTCATACGGATCGGTCTGGTACCGATCTGTACGGTCGTGGTTCTCAAGGAACCATTTCAGCAACCCGCCTTCGTCATCGACCTTGAACGGTCGCTTGACCGGCTTAACGCTGGGATAGGTTTCAAACCAAGTCTGGAGGTCGGTATTCCACCGACCTCTCCACTTGGTTCGAAGAACCGTATCACGCGCCAAACCATCGAAGGGCGCAGCATCCTGCACCGTCGCAAGACGATGAGGAATCGACAAGATCCCGTCAAGGATCTCGTCAGCTACCTTCACTGTCCTCCAAAGACCCGCGCGGTAAGCGCGGTTCCGGAAGTCATTGAAGCGGTTGACTAGGGCTGCATCACGACGTGAGCTTGGAAGCTCGGCACGGAGCCGTACAATTGACACATCAGTGCCATTGTAGTACTCCTTTCCACATGACTCTCTGAAACGTCCGTTCCAGAAAGACTTGTGCCTATTCACCTTGAACCCGAAAGTTTCAAGCATGTGAATAACGCCGTCTACCGAGCCTACAGGGACGACGATGTCGTCTCCGTAGACACTGATGGACCCGCGCGCTGCGCGGGCCGACAGTGGCACAGTCGACCTTGAGGTTCCCATGAAAGCAAGTATCGTAAAGATAATTGCCTCAATAGGGAACGTTAGGGCCGATCCCATCGATGCGAACTTCGCGAGGGGCACTTGCTCCCCGCGGACATTCGCAACCATAGACCGCGTCGCCATGACGTAGTCTCCCAGATGGGGCCATCTTTTGAATAGTCGTGAGACTACCTCGAGATGGACCCGATCAGACGCTTCACTCAAGTCGAGCGTGGCGAGGGAACCATCAATTGAACCCGCAAGGGCCAATTCTTGATTCCTTTCCTGATCTGTAAAACCAAGAATACCGCTGAGAGGGCTCTCGTTGATTAGACGATACAGCTCTCTTTTTAGTCCCTGCTGTGCGTACTGCACGGTTGAGGGCTCAATTGCGATAATTCTTGGTGTCTTCTGGGTTTTGGGGACAGAGATAACCCTCACGGGAATCTCGTCCTCGACAGGAACGAGCGAAGCATGGGCCCAACGGTCGCGGCTATTAGTCGTATATCTCCACTGGGGAAATACCGACTCAAGACGCTCCGTCCAATAGGCAAACTCCCAGCGCTCAGGATGATCAAGTCGATCAGCCACGGCGCCAGGGCCATGCTTAGGGATGAGATCGTAGGTAGAGACCGAAGTCTCTAGACTATCAAATACATCCCCGAACAACGCAAGGGCAGTCTTGTCAAAGTCTGCCCAAAGTTCATCTGAGGGGTTAGATTCCTCAAAGAACTCGCGGAGTTCCTCGTCTGTCTTGATGAAAGAATCGAATGCTGCTGTCTCCCTCTCGGGAGTGCAGTCGCGCTCGATCTTCTGTGACAGGTTTCCAATCTGTCGTACAGCCCAGATCGCGTCAGCGTCTGGGTCATCGCGAATACTGCCATCATCAGAGAACACCAGCGAAAGGAAACCTCGCATAAATGCGGGGAGCCCTTTGACGTGAGCAAAGTTTGTCACGTCATGTCGCGGCCATTGTCCGGTGTGAAGGCCTTTCTCAAGGGCCTTCACAAACAATGGTAGGGTGAGCGTCAAAAACGACTCACCTTCGTGTTCTGTCCTCGCGATTAGCCTTTCGGCGTCGCGAGACACGTTGGTAGCGCAAAGTAGTCCTGCGTCCTGCAGGACTGCCAGATGGAGAGTTACCAGGCTTTTCAAGTCCCCTCCTTCACGGGGGTGGGCTTCCAGCCAATAACTATGCTGATTTGCGCCAAGTGGCCGCAAGCACGAATGCGCTCATCGAGACAACAGTCAAGATGACCACAGCCATGAATGCAAGCGCTTCAAGCGCACTCACTTCTCTCCGTTAAGGGTCTTCTTCAGAAGAGCCTTGGTCGTCGCTTCGAGAGCGTTGGTAAGCCCATCATAGAGCTTCTCAGCGCTGTCAGCAGCGATCCCGACCGGCTGGTTAGCCGATACGGTGACGGAAGGAAGAAGTCGAGACTTGAGCCCGGTGACGGGATCAGTCACGATTTCAGCCTTCGTGAGAGAGATCGAGGTACGGAGCGTACCATCCTTGTTCACCTTCTGGGTGACGTAGAGGGTAGTTCCAGTAGCCCGATCAGAGTAAACGTGCGTGTCAGCACGTTCCTCGATGCGAGGCAGTGGAATGGCGACGGCATTAACCGTCACATTCTGCGGATCAGCAAGCATTGGTTCTCCTAAGTTGTCCTTGCGGACGAGGGGTGGTGTTTCACTGTGTTTGTGCTAGCGGAGCCTTGTAAGCCCCAAAGCACCCAGGATCGCCATCTGACTGCCTGATAGGGCAGTGTTAGGGTTGCCTGTGTAACCGAAAGGGTTAGCACGTATTCTGCGCCGACGACGTCGGTGCATTTCTGTTCTCATGAATTGGGGACCTTGGTGGACACGTCCACTTTGGTTACCCGTCACAAGAACGTCGGTCTTGAGGGAGGCGGTTGCCTCCTCCATACCATAGAAATACGTGCTGAGAATGCGGTTGGATAGTCCTGCTTCCATAGCAGAGAGCTGAGCACCTATCTGAGTTGCCCAGTCTACCAACCATGACCACGGAGCGAGTTCCCAAAGGACGGCGGGTGTTATGTCAACACTCACCAGGGTTTCATATCGATCGAGAAATTTCGATGGATCAAACCCAGCCTTTGGGATATAAACGAATTCGCCCTCACACCATTGCTTCAGCGCTGTCTTTTGGACAGATTTGCCGATGCCGATGGCGCCGGTCCCGTGAAAAGAAATCGCGGAACCAGC